TGCTGAGCTCCATGATGGTTGGTTAGACCATCAAAGTATCAACCCCCTTGCTTCTAGTTACTAAAATGGATAGCGGCGTAAGCCGCTACCACGCCAGTAACTGGCTGAGATCTGTAACCAGGATCCCAGCCGTCCAGGTAGCCGTTAGGCAACCTGAACCGACGGACTTTTACTCTAGGCGGCTTATTGCTTCGAGGTAAATAAAACAGTCCGTCGCCAACCGGAAAGATATACTTTCCCGCAGCAAGTGACATAGAAAACGGCTCAGCTTCTTTTGGAAGCTGGACGTGGTCTAGCACTCGCTTAAGGTAGGTGTATCTCTTCGGACACCCGGATGTCAGAATCCCTTGATCGGGGTTCATCCACTCGGGTACAAGGTGGGGCTTCCCGTCTATAAACGACCGTAACAGCGTCAGGGTTCGATGCACTCGGACGTCAACCCGAGTACACCAATCCAAGACCTGGTTGATTACTACATAGACGTCAGTCTCGTAAGCAAGCGACTTCGCATAGAAAGGAGTTATATCAACCCCGTTTAGGAAATCGCCACCACAAGATTCACGGAAGGGCCCTTCACTGTAGGACTTATCAAGGTTCACGACAAGTCCCGCCTTTGTCAAGACATCTACGAAGCCGGTGTATTCGTGCGTGGGGATAATGATGTCATCCCCAAACACGCAGGTGTTTTTCCAATCTATGTATAGATTGGGACCACCCCGCGTACACCTAAAACCGTAGATGAGAGCAACTAATATGAAAGTCATCAGAGGGAAAGTAAAACCATTCCCCATAGTACTTATCATATTTAGCTCGACTTGTCTACCTACGCACCCATCTTTACCATCGATGGGCACTGTAATCACAGGCGACCTAAGCTTCATTAATAGGTCGAACCATGAACTAGGTAGAAGGGCACGCACAAGATCTATGCTTATCATATCGCTAGCGGACTTCAAATCCAGGGTTGCAACATCCCCAGAGATTGATCCGCGCTTGGCCATAGCAATGTTCTTTTGCTGTTGGTTGCGAATGTCTAAGCCGATATGCCTAAGAGCTCCTTCAAGATACATGCCTGCAGCAAGCTGCAGACACATATTACCTGAAGGTTCTATGGCAATTGTGCGTTCAGTGTCCTCGTTTTTGGGGACAGTCGTCAGTCTCGAACCTTCGATCTGCCTGCAACCCGAAACTTCATTCCGACCATCACTGGCCAGGAAGTAAGGGTTGAGACGACGCAGATGTGATACCAAAGGTTCACACAGAGCGGTACAAGTCATTTCCTGCCAAATCTTATCGGCGGTGTGGGTACCTTTAACGCCATTACTGGCGCCAGGCCCAAACCTCCAATTGGTGTACAGGAATGACATCTCGAGTGGCTGCTGGATGGCCAACTCATCGAAGGAAGTCGTGAAACGCTCTAAAACAGTAGTAATGAAATAACGAGCGTTGTCGATAACCCTTCGATCGAGGACTTGAGAAGGTGGGCTAATCTTTTGAATCATGCCCACCCTTTCGTTGATTGCTAGAAAATCAGCAATCGCTTGCCCCCGAAGATCTTCTCTAAGGAAGCGTGCTCTTTTACGAGCACGTTGTACCTGGCGTATTACCGCGGCGTTTTGCGGTCCCGCGCCAAGAAGCTCTTCTGACAGCGTGGTAAAGAAAGCGTTCAAACGCTTCTCGCCACAAGGAACGTTGCTTTTACTCACAGGATAACTCCCGATGATTACAACGGTTTAACCAAGAACCACCCAAGGACTAGACTTGCGTCTAGAAGAAGTAGGCTACAAAGCTACTTAGCCTTCTTCGCCGACGTTACCTGTTCCGTCATCGTTTCCGATGACTGCAGGGTAACAACAGGCGGTTGGGTAGATGCGGCATTCACTCGAATCTGGGCAATTGCCAGTGAGAGTGGATCCGTCAGAACCGCAGGCGCATTCGCGATGATAATCATCACTACAGCGACGGCGATGCCAGCGGAGTACACTCGAGCCCAGGTCAAAGAACACCTGTCAACACTGTGACCGAAATACCGCTCGCTTGTTCCCAACCAATTCCGAAATGGCAACTGATCATGGCGCGAACTTCTTCCGGTTCATAAGTATCGACCCCGGCAGGAACTTCGATGATCGTGGTGATTTTAGGCACCATAATGCTCTGGTTCACTGCTGGAGCAGCCCCTTTACGCGTGATAAACTTATACACGTTTAGAGGGACATTCTTGATTACGCCCGTCACAGGATTTGCCTGCGGCAACGTTCTCAAAACAGGAGGCCGGAAGAACGAAGTTGTGAACGGCTTTGAAACGCTATTCACATCCACGCTCGTCTGAGTACCACCGAGTGCACTAATGGCGTATTGTTTACCATTAATGTTCGGTGCGGTATCCGCGAGAAGCGTATAGGTCGGGGAAGTTAATCCCGTGACCGTTGCGCCTGTAGCAGGTGATGCTGGTGCGAAAGCCAAAGTATGGCCCTTTCAACCCAGATCGTTTGCAAAGCTGTAAGAGTCACCTCACAACCGTGGTCCACGTTTCTGAGCAAGTACGGAGGCCAAGTTTAAGAGCTTGGACACCCCGTTGTTAGCGATTTCATCCGCGGTTTTAATGCGGATTGCTCGCGAGGGGAGTGAGGAAAGCGATTGGCGAGTGAATGAGACATAGTTGCAGACGGACTGTCCGCCGCTCATTGTGCCGGTGTAACCGGCATTCGGAGTAGCGTAAGGGTCTATCGTTGTCTCACTCTGGTACTTCACGGCTTTACTGACATACTTCGTCACACCCGGTAGGGTGTAGAACATGTCATCAAGCCATGGGCCTACGGTTACAAAGTAATCAACCACCCAGGAGAACGGAGTTAGCTCCCATAAGACTTCGGGAACAGAAACAATGTCCAAACCAAGGTGATCGGTAACACCGTAGGAACCACCGGTCCTCAATTTGAGGTCGATGCCTGCCGTTATTTGAACACCTTGCCTATGAACTGTAGAGTTGTAGAAACCAACCTTAAGTCCGTAAGCAATTTCCTCCGAAACAGAATCTTTTCGAAAGGAGTGGTATTCTTTGCTCGCTGTGCCTACAAGTCGCACATGGTGGTCCTCCCTGGTAGTGTAATCCAGGATGGCATTTGCGGCTGACTCGATGTCTTTGAGCATAGGACGAATCCCAAACCCAAAACCGAGCCAAACGTCACCAAAGTGCTTCAAGGCACTCTTTCCTCGGGTTTTCCTGATGGCTAGAGCTGCTTTTAGCGTACTTAAACCAAGCCCGTTGATCTGCCGTACAAGACGGTGGATTTCTCGGGACTCAGCCAAAGGAGCTGCCAGCTGCGCTTTACCAATGTGGCCGTCTAGCTTATGCTTTATCTTTGCAACTGCCTGATCGCTCAGGGTCGTTGCATCGATTGGAGCAATAACAGGACCAGTAGTTAACTGCCCATATCCGATACTCTTATTTACAGAGTTCTCGTTAGAGCAGGTGTACTTACTGACCCTAGACGTGGTGATCTCCCTTGAATATCCAAAGGTAGCGTCACCGCCATTGGCCACTGCAAGTTTCCAGCCAGGATTATTCGTACGAGTCTGGGTACATGTGCCGATGTCAACCGAAGATACTACATTAAACAGATCAGGATTATAGAGACGTGTAGTCTTTATAAGATGATCTGCGTGTAGTACCTTTTGGTATCGAGCGACATAGTTACCTCGATCGTGCGAAGTGTCAAGCGTGCGTTTAGCACGCGCAACACGTGGTAGGACGGGGTAAAATAATTTAGGCTTTTGATTTGCCATACCCACACTCCTTTCCACTAAGCTAGAGAACTTGAGACACGGAGGAATCCGTGCCTAAAAGGGACCCCTTATTGATTCAGAGACGCCCAGCTTGTCACCTCACAAGGTGTGACACTCGGCCGTACGAATGGAGATCAAGCCAAACGTACGGTCTCCCTCACGGGAGGGTCCTCGCGGACCACCTTAAGCTGCTTCTGTCTCTGCATCAAATCCAAATCGTCAGAGTAACGCTATAGCATAGCAAATATGGGTGACTAACCCATACAGCATGCAATTATGCGAAACTCAGCCAGGATATCTTCTGGTGGCAGTAGTTAGCTGCGGACGTTTGGAGGAGGGGTC